TCGTGTTCGACAAGCTGCCGATTTCCACCTTACCGTATCCGTCCTGCGTTGTGTTGATGACTGGCATTTAGATTTCTCCCTTGCGCTTCATCTCGAGCGCGATGGCGATGGCCTGGTTCTGCGGGTAACCCTCGTCCATGAGCTTCCCGATTTTCTTGCTCACGGCGGGATCGGTCGCCATAGCGATCTTGTCTCCAAGCTTGGTGTCCTCGGCATTGCACTCGGCGCAGGTCTTGTCATAGGCGGCCATGTGGCGCACGGCATCGGCCTCGGAGCCGCCGTAGAAGCCGTCAGCGGCGTGAGTGGACTTTGCGCCGGGGCGGGAGGCGGTGACCTTGCGGTACATGGCCTCCCAATATTTCATCATGTCGGCCACTTCCTTCAGGCCAGCCTTTGCCGCTTCGGCTTCCTTCTTGTCAGCGCGCTTCGAATACTTCTTGAGGTCACGGATGTGGTTTTCAAGGAAGTGAATAGCGGAGGATGCGTACCCCTCAACGCCTCCTCGCGTACCCGCGTTGGGCTTGTTCTGATCTCGCTCCGCAATCGGCTTCCAGTTGCTGTGCATCTTGCGAGCTTGTTCCATGACGAGATCAACGTCACTTGCAAACGTGGCCTTCGCGCCGGGGCGGGACATTGCCGAAACACGGGCAAGCATTTCGTCCGCAAGGGTGAGCCGAACATATGAAGAGCCACTTGCCATCAACAGCGCACCATCGCTGCTCATCTTGAAAAGCGGTCTACCGGACGCTTCCCACTTCGCATAAGTCTGCGGCGTGATCTTTGTGGTACGCGATCCGGCCTGCACATACACAGTCTTGCCGTTCGCAATGCTAGATTTGATGTAATCAAGTGCATCAGTCGCCTTGCTCATCTCCGCCTTCGCGCCGGGGCGGGAGAAGCCGCTAGTGTCAAGCGCGGCAATGACTGCACGCTTGGCCTTTTCTTCGGTTGCGTATGAACGCATACCGCCAAGAATGTCTTCAAACTGGTCAATACCAGTAGATCCGCGCTGCACAACCCACGCCTTCCATCCGCCGTTGGGGTCGCGGGAAATCATTGCTGCCTTGTTCCCCTTGCGGCCAACTTCGGTTGCAAACGCCGCCTTCGCGCCGGGACGCGCAAACACCCCGAGCCGCTGTTCGATTCCGTTGCGAATGTCGCTCATGCCTTCCATCGTAGCGTCCTCTCTTGCGATTTACGCATTCACAAATCCGGGATCGGGAATCTGCCGCGTGTCAATGAGCTGCTGTCGTTTCCCGTTGTGCCGCTTTAGCGCGGCGTAGTTCACGTTGCCATCCACATCCGTCCACCCGCGCTCGAGGGCGCGCGCCGCCGGCACGGGTATCAAAGAGCATCGACAATTACTCACGATCAAACCGTCAGCGAGTAGAATGCCGCTGCTGCTTCGGAAGTCATACACATGCCCCTCCCACTTAGAAACAACATCGACATCGACAACATCGTCAAGCGTTACCGTGCCGGCGAAAGCACCAATCAAATCGCCAAATCGCTCGGCGTATCTCGTGGTGCGATTGATCGACGCCTCCTCAAGCGAGGCATCAAGCTCCGCACGCAGGGGGAGGCCGAAACGCTCAAATGGAGCGGAATCAAGCAAGATCCGGCTGCCGTCAAACGGCAATGCGCGGCGGCCTGGGCTGCCGTTCGTGGCCGAAAGCGAAGCATGGACGAATTGACCCGATGCGCCAAATCCAAGGCTCGGCTGACCAGCCCCGACGAGCTGCCGCTCTTGGAGGCTATTCGCGCCTTGGGCGTTGAACACATCGAACATCAGTACCCGGTCGGTCCTTACAACGTCGATTTCGCCATGCGCGCTAATGGCATCGCCATCGAACATATGGCTGTTGGCCTTCGCGCTGACAGTCGTACGGGTTACAGCCTTCGCCGCGAGCGCGTTGAATATCTGCAAGGCCGTGGGCTGCAAGTAGTTGCCCTGGTTGTATCCAAGTCCTTCCGCCGCGTTCACGGGCTTGACGCTGCGGCGCAGCATCTTGTCGCCAACCTTGACAGCGTGGGCCGGAATCCATCCCCGGTCGGTCAGTATTGGGTGATTGGCTGTCGCTGCGATAGTACCACCCGACCGCGTATTGAGGTGTACCAGCGCACCGCAATATGACGCACGGAAGCCCATGTCCACGGCTCCCTCAACAGGTTGCCAAGACGGGAAGCAGTTGAATCCGCACGGCGGTGCGATCCCCTGGCGGTCGAACATCTCCATCGTGCCGATATACCCGTTGAAAGCCTCGTGCGTGGGCCGCGTCCGGTTGTCCCCGGTCGCGCTGTATTCCACGAGCGGAACGAATGCCTGCACCTTCGGCTCCCGCAGCGTTTCGGCCAGGCCCTCCGTAGCCGCTCGATTGGTATTCGTGCGTAGCACGGTTTCAAGGCGCGCCGTGGTCAGGTGCGTCCCCGTGATCGCCTGCGTGATGGTCACGAAGTCGCCGAGGTTCATCTTGCGTATCAACTTGCCCACCACGGACTTGCCGGGTTTCTCCTCAATCACGCGGGCAATCAGCTCGCGCGTCTGCTTCGTCTGCGCCGGGTTCATTCCCGTGACGAAGAACGTGCCGCGCACCACTTCGCTTGCCGTCATCGTGCCGTTCAGGATGGTGTTCAGGATCGGGCTACGCGCACGCATATCGGTAAGCGCGCTTGATCGTTCGTGATTGGTCACCTCACCCGCGCTGCGCCGGCACGCATCCACGAGCGTGTCAAAGTCGGCACGGGAAATCGGAACGCGACTGCGGAACCAGTTGGCGATTGGTTTCAGGTAGTCGGCCCCGAAGCCCTCGAGCGAAATGCCCGTTTCGATGCGGTCAAACTTCTGCACCTCGCCGGCAATCTCGCGCACCTTGTCATCCGGAATCTTGGCCTTCGTGATTGCCTCGCGCGACCCGAACAGGTAGGACGCGAACAGCAAGGCCGCTGCCGCCGCATGGAAATCCTCCCAATACGCGGAGGGATCATCCCCGCGCACCTCGGCAGCAAGGGCCTTGCGGTAGGCGGTCTGTCCTGCCTTCAGGACGCGCCGAAGGTGCTTGTCAAGCGCGGCGCGCTTCATGCCTTGAAATCGGCTCTCGTCGTGCGCTTACGGCTTGCCTTCGTCTTGCGAACGGCGACCACCTTCGGAGCTGCCTCCTGCGGCTCGTCGCCTTCGTCCTCGCCGCCCTGGCCGAGCAGCGCGGCAATGGGGTTGCCATCGCCGCCACCCTTCCCAAGCACGGCCTCGCCGTCCTGCGGCTGCGCCAGGCCGAGCAGGTCGCGCACTTCGCTTTCGCTCACGCGCCCGCCGAGGTTGACGAACCGCTCAACGGCATCCATGCGTTCCTTGACATCCGGCCGCTCCGGCGCGAACTGGAACTGAAGCCCACGCGCTTCGTCATCGGTTGCACCGAGCATCTGCGCGATGACGCGCACGAGGTCGCTTGTAACGCTCTCGGCAAGGGCATCGGCGTGATAGCGGATGACTCGGGACAGGGTATCGGCGTGCAGACTTGCCACGCCCGACCCCAGGCCCGTGCTGCCAGCCTCGCTCGAGAGCGACTGCCCGAGGATGGCCTCCTTCATCTTGCCGCTGCACCAGTCGATCAGGCGCATGAAGATGTCGGCCTTGCCGCTGTTCGCGTCCTTGATGTCGATGTCGTACATCGACTCATTCGGCCCGATGCGGGGCAGGACCACGGAATTGTCGTTCACGAGGTTCTGAAGCACCGTCAGCATTTCGCTCTTCGCGGCATCGTTGCCGGACGGGTAGTAGCCGACCCGGATGCCGAGCGCGTATCGCTCCGCGTATGCGGCGGCGTTCTGAAGGATTTCCTGCTTCAGCAGCCAGATATACCAACAGACATCGCGCGCACCCACGCCGCGATAGATTTGGTCCGCGCTGTTGGGGTCGATGAAGTTCGGCGCGGTGGTGAACACGCGATGCAGGATGACGGATCGTCGCTCGTTCTCGTTGAACAGGTGGACGAGCGAATCAAAGCCCAGGTCCGTCACGCTTGCTTCGTTGATATACGCGCTGCCCACACGCATGGCGAGGTTTCCGCGCTGGTCGAAAGCGAGCGTATCGGCGGCGAACGGGAACCACTCCTTGACGCGAACGCCCAAGATGCTGTCGCGTTCGTACACGATGTTGGCTGCGCTCACCCCGTACCACACGGCTTCATGCAGGGACCGGAACAGGTCGCTGCGGCGGGGGATCGCGTTGATGATGTCGCTGACGCGGTTGCCGAGCTCCACAAGGCGCGGGTTCTCGTCATCGACCGCAACCACCGCCCATTCCATGCCGGCGAGGGTCACGAGCAGGGATCGCAGGACACCTTCGATGTCCGCGTCCATCCGCATCATGGCCTGATAGTTCGGGTCAAGCCTGTAGGCCAGGCTCGAGTTCCGCAGCATCAAGGACGCGGTGCGGAAGAACGTCCGCTGCACTTCGACCGGGAGCGCGAGTGGCGAAGTCGGGCCGCGCTGAATCGGCGGCGACAACGGCTTGCGCGGCCTGCGCTTGGGCGGCGTTCCTGCCCCGGTCACGGGGTGAGCGATGTTGCGCGGATCGTTGGTCGGTTGTTCAGCCATTGATATCACTTTCCGCGCGCGGATTCACGCTCGACCTGCTTTGCCACTTTGGCAAGCATTTCCTCGGCCTTCTTCGGACCGAACATCTTTGTCCACTTTTTCAGCACTTCTTGCTTCCGCTTCTCGCTTCGCGCACGAGCTTCGTCAGCGGTTTTCTTGGCTTCGGCCTGTCGCGCGGTCGCGGCGGCCAGTTCCGCTTCTCGCTGCTTGGTCACTTCGCTGCGCTTGACATCGGTTTCTGCAATGCGGCGGTCTAGTTCTGCGGAACGCGGCGATGACTGCGGACCCTGCGCCTTTAGGTCGGCAAGTCGCTTTTCAATTTCCTTCACCTTCGCTTCGGCCTTCGCTTGCTTTCGCTCGGCGGATCGGTTGCGCCTGCGTTCTGCATCCTCGTATCGCTTGTCGATAGATGCTCGAGATTCCTCCAACCATTGATCGGTGA